TTTTTACTTGGTCCTGACGGTATTGTATACACAATATCACCTCTAATCTATTCTATATATTGGAACAATTTTATTATTTGTTACAGTTTTAACACGCCCTGTAATTAAATCTATATTATTTATAAATTCATTCATATAAACGGTAGAAAGTGTTAAATCATCGTCTTTGTATAATTCCCCTGCTATATATAACGGAACGTATTTTAAACAATCACTATTTATATCTATAGTTTCACTATTTTGTGTATCTGCAGTTATAAATTTGGGGTTTGCTTCGTAATAAATAATAACATTTCCTGCATTTTTATCAATTTTCAATATGTTTTCAGTTTCCATTTCCCATTTTAATGGTGAAACAATGTTTTCAACACATTTAAAATCTGGTATTAATTCACTTAAATTATATCTTTCTTCTATTACACTTAATTCATATTTTCTTATAATTGGCTCAAGATTACAAATATATACAATTGCTTCATTACATGCTCGTGGCATAGCAAACAAATATGTTTTATATTTTTTGTCATTTCTGTATTCGCTTAAATTTTCTATTGATAAATCCTCGGCATTCAAAAACATTTTTTTTAAACTTTCAATCTGTATTTCTCCCCAAGTCATAAAAATTACCTCCTTTTCGGTCATGTTTGTGAGAGTTGCACTCACATATCTACTAACATGATTAAAAAAATACTAAATATATTTAGCATTTTCTAAAATTTTGGCTACTTGTTCAGGAACTTCTACTGTTTCACCTCGTTTGATTAACCATAAATATCCATTAATCATAACAGGGACCGTTACATCCTTTGGGTTTAGTGGGTCAATCGCTATTTTAATTCTTACTGTTTGTTCCTTTACTTTTTTAGCTGTTTCTTTAGCTTCTTTTTCGATTATTTCATCAGTTATTTTTTCATCAATTTTTGCCATTTTAATTCTCCTTTTTTTGATATCAATTATTTTTTCTTATATAAGAAAAGGAATATCTTAAGCAGATATTCCTGTTTCAACTCTTACAATTGCTAATTCGTTTAAACGCTTACTTGCAAACATATTTTTCCAACCAATTGAACTTCTTTGGTCTAGTGGGTCTTCTGTACCTGCTGACCCTTTTGCTTTAACAATGATTTTTGGTTTAGCTGCGCCTCCACCAATTTCAGGAACACCATAAGCATGTTTTCCATAGATTAATGCTTTATGTACAGCAGCATCAGAAGCACCTACACCTACTGGTGTTTCACTTGATACTTTAAATCTTACGCCTGCATATTCACCAATTTCACCAGTTAACAGTTTTTTAGCTCCTGCATATTTAACGACATCAATCCATCCTCCAGCTGCAGTATCACTCATTAAATCATAAGCTTGTTCTGCGCTGATTGTAGCGTGATAATAGCCATCGTCAAACGTAGGAACATCATTCTTTCTAAGATCGCGTACAGCTTTTTTAACATCAGCTCCAGTTAAAACATCAGCTGCAGTTAATGCGTCAGTTGATGTTTTTCCACCAGCATAACGAACACTTGTTCCTGTAGAAATTTCGTTAGCTATAATTTTGTTAACTGTTAATCCTGCTTGTTCTCCTAGTAATTCAGAAGTTTCTGCAATAACAGGGTCTTTTGCTTGCATATCTAATACATCTGATACAACCACAAAATCACCATATTGGTCTAATTTTGCAGTAATAGCTGTAATAGATAAATCTTGTCCTGCTGGGGTAGTACCCTCTGTTAATGGTGTTGTAGCAGCTGCTAAGCTACCAAATTTTCTCCATTCAATTGAAGTTCCTTTACCCTCAGGAATTTTTTTCTTTAATCCATCCTCATAAAAAGTTAATCTTGGTGTAAGTCTTTTTAATAAGGCTGTGTCGTAAAACACTTGATTTTCAGTAGTTAAATTAGTAATAGTTTGTACTGCCATTTATATCATCTCCTCTTTTATTTCATTTCTCTATTTTTTACAGCACTTAAAATTCTTTCGAACTCTTCATCGCTCATATTTGCATAATCAATATTGACTTCTGCACCACTATTTAGACTACCTGGTGTAGCTTGTGCATTGGCGATGGTTTGTTTAGCTACTTCAACAGCAGAATTTCTAAAAGCATTCTTGAAATTGTTAAAACCATCATACAATTCTGTCAGCGTTTTATTTTTACCCTGCATATAATCAAGAAAAAAACTGTCTTTAAGCAGTTCTTCTACGTTAATATCCGGGTGTTTTGCACGGAATTCTTCCAACTCTTGTTGTGTTTTTATTTCCATTTCTTTTTTTTCTTGAATAGCTTTTGCTTCTTCTCTGCGTTTTTTAGCTAATTCTTCGGGCAAATCAGTTATTGGGTCTTTGCCCTCACTTTCTAATCGATACATAACTTCATACATTTCGACATCAGCAAAGTCTAAAATCGGCTTATTTGTATATGGGTTTATTTTCCCTTTGTAAGCCTCAAGTCGCCCTTTTTCGTAGGCTTTTTTAGTTTCTGCTTCAATCTTTTTTTGAGCATCTTCTTCTGCTTTCCTGCGTATTTGTGCAAATTTTGCATTTTCTTCAGAAGTTTGTTTTTGTACCTCTTCGTTAGTATCATTATTTACTGATTCATCATCTTCCTTATTTTCGCTAGTGCTATTTGAAGAACTATCAGTAAATTCTTGTTTTTCTTGTGGTGTTTCATCCACTTCGGTTGTTACTTCGGCAACCTCCTCAGTCAAATCAGCGACATTCAACATTTTTTCGCTTTCTTGTTTCATTTTTCCTCCTCAGATTTTTGCGCTATTCAATGCGTAATATTTAGTTTCTTTTTTATGGTCTAACTATTAAAGACCAAAATAAAAGCGCCTATTGCGCTATTATTCCATTATTTATTTGTTGGAGTCTCATTTGTTCGGCTAATATTGCCTGCTCCTCTTTTTTCTGTTCTCTCATTTTCTTTAATTTTGTTTTAAATGTCATTATACTTTCTGGATATAATTCTATATATTCATCTGTGTCTATATCTTGAGACGCCTTTAAGCTATCTAATAAACTTATTGCTAAACTTTCGCTATACACACCACCTGTACCAACTTCGACATTTAAATTGAAATCTATGTTTTCATATTCCTTACCATTTATGCTAGTAACATATCTTTCATTTTCTTCTTCATAACTAAATAATCTTCCATCGTTATAGTAATATTTAAAAAATTGTTCGATAATTTTCCCAATTTTTTCATATGTTCTATAAAATTTTCTTTGATACATTTCTATTGGTTTTTTTGCCTGATTTTGTAATGCTATGATAGCACTAGCTGCCATATTAGCACCTAATGCTTCACCATTAGTTATTTCTGTAGAGCCTGTTACAGTTCTTGTTAAGTCAATAATTGTGTTTGTTAGTGATAAAGCCTGTCCGTTAAATCCTGGTGTTTCTAAATATTTAACTCCCCACCCTGCCCCTTTGCTTGTGTCTGTTAATATTTCTCCTGGCTCATTTGTTATCATTTGTTTAGCTAATGCGTTTACTTTTTGAATTATTTTAGGCCATCCTGTATTTTGAACGGATAATAACATCATACCTAAGTTAAAATTAACTGCTTTATTATTAGGTATAGCTTGCTTTATTTCTCCTATACCGTATATACAATTTTTCCTGTTTTTATGAGATCCTACTGCTATAGGATATAGTTGTTTTTTGAAATACGTTGCATTTTTTGGCAATTCCGGCTCATTTATTTCTTGTTCATCTTCTAAATCTTTTATTGTTGTATTTCTTATGTCAGGCTCCCACATAGTCGGCTTTTGAAGATAATGATATTTTGTTGATTTTTCCCAAACAACTTTGCCGTTTATACGCGAATATTTTGTTAATACTGTACACATAGATAACGTGCCTGTTTCATCTTCTTCTAATTCATTATCTGATGTAATTTGCTCCCAGTCTGTTATACCATTTTTTTTGGCTAATTGTTTTACACTTTCTAACGGCTCTGTGCTTGCTATAATTATGTATTTTTGTTTTTGTTCGTCTTTTTCTAAGGGATTAGCAAAAATAATGTTTTTAGGGTGAATAATTTCACCTCTAACTGCTCCAACATAAGGTGTTTGCATACCTCCACTAACAGTAGTATCCCAATAATAGTGGTACGCATATGTTCCTAATTGAGTAGCACTATCCTGTGCTAAATCATCTAAATCGCTTTGTTTCATTTCTTTTGTTATAGATTCAGCAAATTTCGTAAATATATTTGCACCTTGTTCAGCCTTTTGAAGATAATCACCAAACATTTCGGCAGGCATATATATCATTTTTATATTGCCAGATAATATTCCACTTTTTTTATTGTCCGCAATCATCGAACAAATATTCACCACTGGTCTAGGCATATTTTTAGTTTTTGGTGTGGCTTGAGGCCAATGCTCTCCCTCATAAAATTTTTCGCATTCTTCCCATTCAGCTTTTAATCCTGATGTATCTAAATATTGTTGTCCATTCTCAAATTCTTTCCATATTTGAGTTGGATTTCTTGATATGTCCATCTTGTTCACCTACTTCCCATTTAACCATTCATCTAATATTTCATTCGCTGTAGATGCTGGGTCTTTTTTTTCAATTGTTCCCTTATTTAATGTAAAAGGGAACTTAAACAAAATAAAAGGCATTGCCAATCCAAATGCAAAACCTACTATGAAAGTAATTATTAATACTATACTAATTATCATTTATTTCACCATCCTATAATATCATCACTGATTGTTTCATTATCTGTTAATTCAAAAGGTAATTTTATTATTTTTTCTTTTTCAACTTTTTCAACCGAATATCTTTGTTGTGTTCTTATGTAATATGTTATAGCCAGTCCCATGATTAAATCATCATGTGCACCGTTTTGCGCCTCTGGTCTTCCTTTTTCATTTCTTACAAATGTTAAGGCTTCTTCCAACGTGTCCTTATCATTAATCCACTCTATATTATCCCTAAATACTTCTTTTAAAATGCTTAAAATAATTGGTCTGGTCGTTTTTGTTGTTTTGAAACCAAACTTATCCTGTATGTTCTCACTTATTTTGTCTTCTGTTTCTCTTTTATATAAATTTGGATAATTATATTCACTTAATTTTTTTATAGGATATGTACTAAAATTAACTTCTGGTCCAACTAGTGCACCGTTATAATATATCCCTAGACAGTACATCTGTCTTGCATACTCATCTTCGTCAAATTGATGTTTTAACACTGCAACTTGTTCTCCTTTTGAATTGTCTATCACATGTCCTGTAAAATAATCTTTTCCATCTTCAGCAGTATCTCCACCAATTACATAAGGATATCCCTCTTTTGCATCTTTATACATCTTTATAAAACCATTTATATCATCTATCCACTTGATATCAATAATTTGATTATTTACACATGTATAACCAAAATACCCAATCCTTATAGGCTCTGTTATTTCTTGTAGTCTTTTGTTAATCTTTCTAGCATCAAAGTATGTTTGTCCTAAAACACCCCATTGTCCTAAACAATAAACATTATAATAATATTCGTCTGTGTCTTTAAACGTTTCTAATACTTGTTTATCTTCTTCAGACAAAAATTTATTATCTTTGTACGTACTAAAACATACTGTAGCTATTTTACTGTCTATAAAATGTTTTTTAATCCAATGATTTATATCCACAGGATTAAAACTTAATACCATTTGTTTTTTGCTTGTTCCACCACGCATACGTATTTTCAATTGATTTATATCTTGTTCTAAACACTCTGTAGCTTCCTCTACCCATATGTCAGTAAGCTCCCCATTTTCAAATGTGATAGATTTTAACTTTTCTGTGTCATCTAATCCACTAAATACAATCTCGTTTCCATTTTTACATTTTATTCGCATGTTACTTTCATTAATTGTAAACAGTTTAGATAAATTCCAATTTTTTATTACCTGCTTAAATAATGCAAATGTTGATTTCCTGTTTGTATCTCCAGTTTGTCTTACAACCAATAAATTCATTTTCTGATTAAAGCATTTATATAAATATCTTTCAACAATGAAATAGCTTTTTCCAGATGATCCTCCACCATAGAACAATAAGTACCTATCTGTGTTATTTAAATAAGAAAGATATTTTTCGTTGAACACTTCTTTTTTTATGTTTATTTTAATTTTCATCAATACCAACTTCTATAGTCAAATCCATGTTACCCTCAAATTTAGTTGTATATTGCCCATCCATTTTATTTAACATATCTAAAGCCTTTAATCTATCACTTATGTATGGGTCATACTCTTTAATTTCATTATTGTATTCTTTTTTTATTTTTATATCACAATTAATTATTTTTGATAACCATATCATTCTTTCTGTAGCTGTCATAATAGCTTCATTTTCTAATTTTTCCATAAGTTGTTGATACCTTACTTTTACCTTACTGTCGTTAAACAATTCACAAGCCCTCACATCTATCGTTTCATTTGTCATATTTGTAGCATTATAAGCGTCTTTGTATGCTTGTCTTTGACTCATACCACTAACTATGTTTTGTACGAATTTTTCTTGTTTTGGTGTTAGCTTTTTCATTGGTATCACTACTTTCTTTCTTACATTTCTCATTTCTAGGGCAATTTTTACACTTATATTTAATACAAAATGCTATTGTATCA